TCTCTGCCCAGTGAGGCTGCCAACTCGTCATTGGTATAGCTCCAACTGTTAAAACGGCCCAATCAGCATTACCGACTCCCTCAAGTTCGACAGTAAAAAATGAAACAGTATCACCAGCATTAAGATTTTTGGTTGATGTGAAAGTAGCACTCCAAACATCCAACTCAAAGCTATATGCTAGACTTATCCACTGCCAGCTATCGCTAGGATTTTCACGAATCCCAAAGCTAAGTGTGCTGTTATCACTCCTCCACCACCTAGCGCTTAATGTGTACTGTTTGCCTGCTTTTAAGGGTTCAGCCAAGATGAAGTCTTGCTGATGTTTATTTCTCCATCCAGCATTTGAATCAAGTAAAATGTTTCCTGATTGCTCTGTTGTCCCAAATAAAGCTGTCCACTTATAGCTTGCAGGATTCTGACTATCCCCCTCAGTGAAATCCGTTAGCGTACCTAAAAAGCGCTTGTTAGTACTATCAGAGGTGCTAAAGCCATCACGACCATCAGCAGAGTTAGACCAAGCCCTATGAAAATATGGAGTCCGACCATCTGCCCCGGGCTTACCCGGAATACCTTGAGGCCCGTCCTTGCCGTTCTTTCCATCTAGCCCTCTCCATTTAGTCCAGCGATAGTCAGCAGGATTTTTGCTATCGGTTGCATTAAAGTCAACATACACCCCGACATAGGCTTTGTCAGCGTTTGTTTGACTAAATCCACTACCTGAAATAGAGTCAGCGTAGGCAATGTGAGTGTACTGTGTACGTCCGTCCGCTCCTCTAACTCCCGGAATACCTTGGTCACCCTTTACGCCTTGCAAGCCTTGGAGTCCTTGTAAACCACGTTCTCCACGGTCACCCTTTTCACCTTTTTCTCCTCTTTCACCTTTGGGACCTATTGCTCCCTGTGGTCCAGGGTCACCTTTCGGTCCTGTATCCCCTTTTTGACCTTTGAGGCCATCAGACGTATTGATAAGAGTCAACTGATCAGACGCTACCTCTTTGTTATCAACCCATGCAGAAACAGTCAAAACCATCTTTTGGTTGATGTCGGCAGCCCTCACAATGTAACTAGAGCTTGTAGCCTTGATTACACCATCCACAACCCAACGCCAGCCGCTATTGATGACCTTGTTACCTCGCATAAGAGTAGGGGTCACAATGGTCTGACCTTGACCGTTCTTAAAGGCTATACCGTTATCAGTGGCTAGCTTGATAGTATAAGGCTTAGCGTCTTCTATCATCCTGTCTAGCTGTTGCTGAATGCCTTGAGATAGACGATTTTCAAGCGCTTTGGCATTTGAGAAAGTGGTCTTGTTATTCTTCGGATTGGTAAAGCTGATGACTTGCTCAGATACTCTCATCTCAAGCAAGAGAGTAGGGTTAAAACCGTCATCATAGATTTTTACCGTGTCTCCTATTTCAAGATCCGCAAAACCCTCAGCCTCGTAAGTAACTGCTGGGTAACAGTTCTTTTTGAGCTCACGGTAAGCCGTCGAACGGATGACCTCAGGATTTGAACTCTCTACAGTCATGTCCTTACGAGTCCACTGGTCACGGTCGCCTGTTGAATGTGTGAAAGTGCTTGGATACATCTGCATAGAGAGAGGGGCATATAGAGCAGCCCCTGACTGGTAAAACTCACGTTCTCCCTTTGCATTATTGACAGACCAAGCTCCAAGGCCTCTAATATCAACTACGTTGCCTTTGTCGTCCTTTCCTGTTGGGACAACCGTGTTATAGATCCCAGTTTTGTCAATCGTCCTAGTGATTGTCTTGAGGTTTTTACCATACCTCAAGATTTTTGGACTAATTTGCCCCACTCCCTGGTGGCTATCGTCGTGCTCATGATAGACATTGACTGTAAATGACTTGATAGAGCTGTCAGCGTTGAGACGTGTGTCAAACTCAATTTCTGCGCTAAATTTCTTAGCCAGACTAAGTAGTCTGTTGAGTTTGGTGTCTGTACCCTCCCACTCTGCGGATATTTTCTTATTAGCAACCTCATTGATACCAATTTTTAAGAAAGTATAGTTGAGCAAGTCCATCTCCTCACAAAATTCCTTGAAAGTCATAGCTTTTGGAGACTTGTAAGGGATAGAGTACTCATTGATCAGCTCAAGGTTTAGGTTGATACTATAACACTTGATAACTTTCTCATTTTCCTCAATTTTTCGGATAGTGTGTAGGTAAGTTCTGCCCTTATATCTGAATGAAACAAAGGCTTTCTCATTGAGAGAGTTATAGGCCCTCTTTTTGCCTACGTCTGAGATAATCGCCTTTTTAAAAACAGTAAAATCAAAGGTACTGGACCCAGTTTCCAGGTATCTTGTCCAGGTATCGTTGAAATAGTTCAATGTATCCTGTTTGTCATTGTCGATAAAAGCCACTTTTCTCAAATTTGAGTCATGTATTGTCAATAACATTGCTATAGATACCTTTCTTTAAATTCTACTTTTACAGTTGGCTTGGTCTTGACCCAACTTGAGCAATAGACCTCAAGCTGACTGTTTCCAGGTGGAATAGTCAAGAAACTTGAGCCATCCACTACATCCACAATCTTCTCAAGACCGTCCACAGTGACAGTGTCATTCTCGCTGTTTAGCACGACATTTGAACCGATTGGGTAGCGGTTCGGCACATCACCGACTCCTGGCACAAAATCCTTACGGTACAGTAGTTCGTCTATGTACATGTGAGTAACCATAGGCTTATCATGGTAGGCCCCAAGCATGACATGAATTTTGGCGGATTTTCTGCTTTTAATTTCAGGGATGGTAAAGCTGTAATGAGATCCTTGGTAGTATACCTGGACCCTGTCATCATTCCGCTTTATTTCAAATTGTCCGTTTGAGGACGTGAATGGGTTCACCTTGCTATCTGATAGACCTGTAAAATTCCAGCATTTAAGAAAGTAATAGCTCCCCTTTCCGTCAGATCCAAACACATTGAACTCACATTCTTGCCCCTGAGTCCGTTTGAACGTTTCGACGCCATACAAAAACTGACCTGCTGTGTCTGATACTGTAATCTTGATAAAGCCATATTGATTGATTGCGCCAGGCAAAAAAATCTGTTTACCGAAAATGTAATCATCAAGGGAGCCAACGCCTCCAGCGCTGTCTACAGGGATATCCCATGTCAAGCCTGTAGCGTAGTTTTTAGTATCAGTACCGTTAAACTGGTCTCTTAGCTTAATGTGCTTTTTATCCCAAAGCGTCAGGATTTCAGATACACCTTTCACATTTTCGCTGTTATCATTCGTGATCGTCTTGTTCTTTGTTGCCCTAGTAAATCCGTCTGATATTTTATTGCCTCGGAAATCAAGTAGCACCTCAGACCGTTTGACTATGCCTGTATCGGCTTCCTCACGGTCTCCAACTTCAAAGGCTCCGCTGGTATTTACAAGACCGATGTAGCCATTCTCAGCATTGTGTTTGACCGTCACAATTGGAAAGGCCTCGACGTTGCCATTATTGACGAGGTCAAAAACAACCTTGTCACGCAATTCTTGACCATTGTCAAACCGCCTATAAGTCGAACTATGAGCGACTCCGTCAGGTACCAAGATTTCAAACTCGCCCTTCTGGAACCATCTAGCCACGTTGTCGACATCCACAGATCCAACGACAAGTCCCATATAATACTTGTCAGGCTCATCTGAAATGGTAATCTTAACTGGCTTGTCCGTGTTCAGAATCGTAGCCAAATCGTGCTTGGCCAATTCGGTATCTCTTGCCGTCTTTCTTTGCACGGCAAACTTGATTTTGATTTTTTTAGGTCCAGTTCTTACTTCCTGGACGTTAACGCCCAAAAAAGGAGCGTCATTTGTCGTGACGTTCCTTTCATTTCCTATCGGGCGTATTACTTCGCTTATTTTGATAACCTCAGAGAGGTCATGATTGTTATAGATTACTGTGTCCATTAAATAATACCTCTCATCATGTTATCGATCATGAGCTTGTCATTTTGGAAATCGGTCATCTGTTGGCCAATTTGTCCGACAAGCGCTCCACTTTCCATCATCATGTTTACAGGCCGTTTGACTGCTTTTTCAGCAACGTCTAGAGCTTGCTCGACTAGTCGGTTAGATTTCTCTTGTACGACCTTAACGCTTGCCTTGATTTGACGGTCAAGGTCTGATTTGACCTGAAGCGTCTTAGTAAGGCTCGACTGCCCTACTCCAATAATATCTTCAGGGGCAAAATTAAAGGCTTTGATTTGGTCGAATACATCGCCCATGGCATCATCTACCTTGTGAGCATCTGCCAGGATACCGACTGCCACCCCTTGAGAAATGAAACGCCCGACGTTGTCTCTAAAACGGCGTGATGGACTGTTAATCTTAGCCTTGGCCTGTGCGGCTCTTTCAGCTTGAGCGACAAGAGCATTAGCAGCAGCCGTGACAGCTCCAAGCGCTGAGTACATACCTTGTGCTAAACCTTGACCAATCATGTCACCTACATAGCGCATAGTAGAGACGCCTCTCATTCCTGTAGACTGGATAGAGTTGACCATGGATGACATTGCTGACATTGCTGAACCAACTCCAGAGCGTATGCCATTTGTAATTCCTTCAGAAACTCCACGACCTGCTTGTTGACCAGCCTGTGTCATTTGAATTGATGACTGTGTAATCACAGAAACAATCAAAAGCATACTTGACTGGACAGAAGCAACCGCTTGTGTCATTGCTGAATTGATACCTGTAGCAAGTGACGTAATAGCTGATGAAGCCGATGTAGCCGATGCGTTAATCATTGTTAGAGTAGATGACATCGCTGAAGCTCCACTTTGAGCCATCATCATCGTATTAGCTAGAGCCATCAAACCTGTTTGTAGCATCATGACACCCGTCACGGATCCAGAAAGACTTGCAAATGAAGCCATAACCGATGAAGCAAAAGTGCTCATCGAAGCTCCAGCGCTCGCCAATGTTTCAGGCAATGTACCAAGGCTAGTGCTTAGTGATGATAGATCAGTAGGCACTGACTGCAAAGCAAGACTTGCAAGTTGAGCCGATGTAGCAATCAACATCAAACCAGTCCCTGCTTGTTGCAATCCTGGCCCAGCCGTAGCGATACCTGAGTTAGCAATAGCAGTAAGCCCAGCTGAAACAACTGTCAAAGTCCCTGCAAGGTCAGCTAAATTAAGACCGACAAGGATTTGAATGCCCTCTGCCATGTATTTAACGCCTAGACCTGCATTCTTAGCAGCATTACCGATGCTGTCAAAGATTCCAGCTACACCATCAAGTACATTACGAATAGCAGAACCAAAGGACTCAACTACACTACCAGCACTTTTCAAGATAGAGCTCACTTGTTCTCCAAACGTTTTCAAGAGATTAGACAAGCTATCAATGATAGGACTAATCTGAGAGAACATGCTGCTAAATGACGAAACAATATCAGCAATTGACGGAGCTATCGCAACGACCATTTCAGTTATAGCTGGAGCAAATGGAGCTATCGCTTCAACAATTTGAACGATAGCGTCAGCTATAATTTGAGCTACTGAAACGAATGCATTACTTATAATCTCGACGATTGGAGTCACTGCCGTTGCAATTCCTGAAATGGCTTCGCCTAAAGCTGTGATAAACGGAGCTGCTGCACCCATTGCCTCTCCGAATGCAACAACAAGAGGAGCGAGCTGAGCAAGAGCACTTGTTACTGTTGGCAGAACTCCTGAAACTGTAACGATAGCCTGGGCAAATGTGCTGATGATTGCAGTAGCAACAGTAGCAAATGCCTGCCCAACTGCGTTAATGATTGTAGCCACTCCTTCGCCTTGACTAGCAATGAGACTTAGGCCTGCAGCAATAATAGCCACTCCAGCTCCGATTCCGACTGCTGCAATACCAATCGCTCCGCCAAGCGCTAGGATATTGCCCATCCCTGCAGTTTTCAATGCAGCGCCAAAGGCTTTAATAACTGGCGCTAATCCAGAAAGAGCAATTTTGATACCTTCGCCAATTCCTGTCGCAGCCGTTTTGATTGCTGTTCCTGTTGTTTTGATTAGAGTTGAGATTGATTTGAAGATTTGAGCGATTGCGCTTTTCGAGCTCGTTGCACCCTTCACAACTTCGTCTGCCCCTTCTTTAGCACCTTTAGCGAATAAGCCAAACGGATTAAAGCTCTTCAAGAAATTAAATGCTTTAAAAGCAACTAGTGCTCCTCCAATCCCTGCAATCAATCCTCTCCAGACATCTGCACTAATTGATTGAGTTAATTTTGAAATCCAGCTCACAATCATTGAAATAGCGTTCACGACGTGCCCAGCGGCTGCGCCTACGATATCCCAAGGAATAGCATCGCCTAACTTAATAGCAAGATCTAAAGCTGCATCCGTCAAATCTTTAAATGCTTGATAGGCGTTCTTGATTGCTCCTGTTTCAGAGAAAGCTTCTAGTGCAAACTGAAAGGCCATAGCCATATTCTGGATGATGACGTTAACTGTTTG